CCGGTCGGACACTTTATTTCGTATTTACAATTTGATCCATATCGAAACATATGTAGGGTGGTTCATCGCCGTACCCGTAGTATCGAATCGTTATTCCCATGACTTTTTTAAAATAAGGATTAAGTTCTTTGTTTATGAAATGTTTCCATTCTTTTAAAGTTGTTCTATAATACTCCAATCCACCCTCGCTGAATACGCGTTTTTGTATATCGGGTCTTTGGCGAAACTCGGTCATAATACGCTTTGCACCAGCTGGTAACGGCGATTTATTTTGTTCCGCCGCATCTATTATATCTATTATGTAGTATCCATAGCTATCACAAATTATGTTGGTTTGCATCGCTGGAAATTCTGAAATATAAACTTTTAAATCTGCGTTACTCGGAAGTGTTACGAATACGTCTTCACTGTCACTGTCTTTTAGTGGTACGGCGAGTATATGTGGGTGTGTGTGATATGTTATGAGCGATGGCCAGACGGTTTTTATCGCGTCGGATTCCATACGCCTTCTGTTTTTTGATGTAACGAACGAAGGTTTGTCAAATTTCACAGTCGTCGGTCCTATTTTACATTTTACGGCACCCGCATATTCCCAGGATTTTTTAGACGACAGTTCGTGTATCTTTTTTAAATCCCTGATTATTGGTCTGGGTATTTTTGTACATTTCTTTTGGAACATTAGCGGGTGAGCTGTGTACATATTCGCGACTGTCCTATAATTATACATAAAAATATATTTGTTATATAAACTATGCATCTGCTTTATACAGATGGAAGTTGTTTAGGAAACCCGGGTAAAGGAGGGTGGGCGGCAAGATGCGTATATTTATTCGATATAAGTGGTGGTGATCCATACACCACGAATAACATCATGGAGATGACTGCTGTTATTCGGGGATTAGAGGAATGCTTAAAACATTTAATAAAGGAAGTGTCCGTACATACCGATAGTAATTACGTGAAGACGGGTATGAAACACTGGGTAAAGAATTGGCAAACGAACGGTTGGAAAACCGCATCGGGGACTCCCGTTAAAAACAAGGAATTATGGATACGGTTATGTGATTTGGAACGACAATTTGATAAAATTCAGTGGATTTGGGTAAAAGCGCATAACGGGGATGTTAACAATGAACACGTCGATAAGGAAGCGAGAAGATTTGCTACATCTTTTCCATAATCATGTATAAAGAATATCTCATATACTCAGTATATGAGTCTTAAAAAAAAGGAAGAGGTAACTGCGCGTCGTTCGTATGAGGAACGCGAAAAGCTATTTTCTGATAATCGGGCTAGAGCTCTTGAAAAAGCTATGAATACCGAACGTGTTAGATACAAGTCTAATGCAAACTCAAACGATTTCGTTAATTTTTTGAAAAAGCGTTTGTCTTTGTGGGAAGACCTAAAGACCGATACCATTGAAAATGGACGTCTTACGAAAGGATTTACGAAACGTCATCATGAAAATATGTATAATAAGACTAAAGAAATAGTTAATTCTCTCGATAAATAAATTAATTACCAAATGCAACACCGGCCATACCATCCTTTATCCTGAGGATGTTATGGTTGACCGCATATACCCTATTTATACCATTGAGCACACCCGTGGGGTCAGCGAGAGCTAATTTAGCGTTATCTATGCGGCTAAAATTGAGTGAACCTGATGGCTGAGAAGCATTCATCTTTAAGCAAAACGGCCATGTGAACAGGGGTGCACTATCGAGTACACCAGATGGTAAAGAAGTGGTGTGCATTTCTGGTACAACATTGTGGTGGAAAGTGCTGGACATGTTCTCGAACAGGGGTGTACCGTTGATGTAGAGCGTACCGGAATCAAAATTTTGTACAGCAGCCCACTCTGTACCATTAGCCTTGGAGCTTACCAAATGTAAAGCCTTAGTAGGGTGGTTGAAGTATGTGAGATCCAGATCGGCTGTGGTAGCAGAAGTTGGCTGATACTGAGTCTGCGTTATGAGAAGTTCATGTTCAGTGTTAATGAGGAAATCGCGCTCGTCAGAATCGAGGTACACGTATGTACCATATACCTTAGGTGAAATAGAACCTAAACCACTCCTGCACCGAATACGTATCTCAACCTGATGATACTGTAACGCAGTAAGAGGAAGAGATTTAGTCCAATCATCACTAAAGAAGAAAGGGATTACGAAATAATCAGCACCACGCGCGTTGCCCGCAGCAGCCTTGGCGTTACCCGCGATTGTATCGGTCGTGACGGCACACCCAGCCTTGGAGGATGTGTCTTTATAGAGGATGTTGTGTACACCCTGGATGAAAAGGGAGTCTAACTTACACACCTCCTGTCCACCGATGTGTAACGAGAACTCGGTAGTGCTGGTATCATCGTTGGCAAAAAAGGCGTTGGTGTTAACACCAACGTTAGAAATGTTTGGAGATTCAATCCACACATAGCTGAGAAGATCACCCTTGGACTGAACGGGGATAACAACTTCATTACCACCGCTGAACGTACCCACAAAATCCATACGCTCGGGCTTGATCGAAAAGTTTGTATAACGTTTGTAGTTTTGACGGAAAAATGACACCTCGGGGGAGCCAGTGATGTAAACATCCTGAGCACCCTTGGACACGAGATCAATCAACGCAGCTGACATTTTACTAATATATGATATTAAAAATTTGGGGCGATTACGAAGTAGATGGTGAAATTTCAAGTGTTGACCTGGGATTCTCGAGATGAAAATAACGATCATTACATTCGACTGTTTGGGAAAACACTCGAAGGAAAATCTGTATGTGTGACAACTACATTCAAACCTTACTTTTTTATTAAGATTCCTGTGGGTTCTAGTCAAGAGGCCCTGAAAGGTATTATTGAGAAGAAGTTTCACGAAGAGGTGTACGAAATTGAAGAGGTCGAAGCTAAAGATGTCTGGGGGTTCCAAAATAACGAGAAACGTCGGTTTTTACAGGTATTCTGTAATGATAGCGCTCAACGAAGACGTGTGAGCAATTATATTAACAAGATGATGAATAATCAAAACTATAAAGAAAAATCTATAACTTACATCTACGAGTCAAATGTAGACCCAGTATTACGACTCATGCACCGAACGGGTATTCAATCTACTGGGTGGGTAGATACGGAAAACTCATGTACACCCGGGTATCACGCTACGGTCGATATTGATCTGTTCTGTAGAGACTGGAAAAGTTTGAAACCACTGGATGTTACCGATGCCGCACCCTTTGTTGTAGCGTCACTTGATATTGAGTGTCATAGCTCTACGGGTAAGTTTCCCAATCCTCTCATCAAAGAAGATGCGTGTTTTCAGATTGCTATATCATTGGTCAAATTTGGATCTACCGAGGTATATGATAAGACGTGTTTGTGTTACAAACAAACCGGTAATAACCTGGAGGGTTGCACTATCAAAAGTTATGACACCGAGAACGATATGCTGATGGCTTTCAGCAAGTATCTCGTTGATCAAGACGTCGATATAATCACTGGGTGGAATATCTTTGGTTTTGATTTAAACTATATCATTCAGCGAGCTTTGTTGAATGATTGTCCTCCATCCTTTTTCCAAATGAGTAAACTTAATGGGTATAAGTGTAATATTAAGAATAAAAAACTTTCTTCAAGTGCACTGGGTGATAACGAGCTTCAGCTTTTACCCATGCCCGGACGATTTATTTTTGATATGTTTCATGAAATTAAACGCGAGTACAAGCTAGACTCATATAAACTTGATAACGTGTCTAAACTGTATTTAGGTGACCAGAAAATTGATATGGCACCAAAGGAAATGTTCGCGCGTTTTCGTGAAGGTGATCCTCTTAAGTTACAAGAAGTTGCCGAATATTGTATTAAGGATACGATTCTTCCCCACCGTCTATTGGATCGATTGTCAACACTCATCAATCTTCTAGAGATGGCTAAAGCTACATGGGTTCCTATCAGTTATCTCGTGGAACGCGGACAGCAGATTAAGGTGTTTAGTCAACTGACCAAAAAGGCACGTGAGCTGGAATTTAAAGTTCCTACGTTTAGTTACGGGCATACAGATACTACTGGATATGAGGGCGCTACCGTACTCGAAGCACAGTCTGGTGCGTATTATACACCTATTACTGCCCTGGATTTTGAAGGTCTGTATCCATCTATTATGATGGCACACAACCTTTGTTATTCGTCGCTTGTAATGGAGGATAAATATAAAAACATACCTGGTATTACGTACGAACAGTTTGGAGATCACGTTTTTGCACAAGATGTACCCTCTCTTCTACCAAGTATCCTTCTAGAACTTAAGCAGTATCGAAAGCAAGCTAAAAAAGATATGGCAAACTCCACTGGAGCGTTAAAACAGATGTACAATGGTAAGCAGCTCGCTTATAAGATTTCTATGAATTCCGTGTATGGATTCACCGGAGCTTCACGTGGTATGCTTCCGTGTGTAGCCATCGCATCAACAACTACTATGAAAGGTAGAAACATGATTGACGATACAAAGAACTACGTAGAGAAGAACTTCCCAGGGTCAAAAGTTAGATATGGTGATACCGATTCCGTCATGGTGGAATTCGATGTACAAGGTAGAACTGGAAAGGAAGCTATCGAGTATAGCTGGGAGC